ATGTTTCCATACAATCAATTAAAACAATCGATAGGTAGATTTGAAAGTGGTGAAGATAGAGATTACAGAAGAAGAAAAGAACAAGAGATGAAAAATCTATACACACAATATTCTGATGATGAGATAAGACAATATTTAAAACAATCATTAGGCACAGATGATGATAAATTAATAGATCAATATCTTGAACTTACAGGTGTTACAGAAAGAATTACACCTGCAGTTACAAGAACTTTAAGTGGATTAGATGTATTAAGAACAGGTGCACAAGAACAAGAAACAATGCAAAATTTAATGGGTGGGGCAGCTAATTTTGCAGGCGGTGGTATTGCAAAATTAGCAGGTGTATCATCAGGCCCACCACCAGAATCAGGACCAAACTCACAAGGGTTGCAAGGTCTATTTAATCGTGTTAAGAAAGGATAGGAGTAATAAATGGCAGAAATAGACAAAGGACTCCCGAACACTAGAAACAAACTTGAAATTCCTTCAGAAGAAGAAATACAAGATGTTGCTGTTCAGGAAGAAGTAGTAGAAAAAAGACCAGTTGAAGTTATACCAGAAGAAGACGGTGGAGCTACAATTGACTATGAACCAGGATCAATAAATATACCTGGAACAGAATCACACTTTGATAACTTAGCAGAACTTTTACCAGATGACGTTTTAGAACCTGTTGGAAATGAAATGGTTCAAAATTACATGGACTATAAATCATCAAGAAAAGAATGGGAACAATCTTATAAGACTGGTTTAGATCTTTTAGGTTTTAAATACGAAAATAGAACTGAACCTTTTCAAGGAGCAAGTGGTGCAACACACCCTGTTCTTGCAGAAGCAGTAACACAGTTTCAAGCACAAGCTTACAAAGAATTATTACCAAGTGATGGACCAGTAAGAACTCAAGTTATTGGTATAAAAAATCCAGCAACAGAACAACAATCACAACGTGTTAAAGATTTCATGAATTACTTAATTATGGATCAGATGAAAGAATACGAATCAGAATTTGATTCGATGTTATTTCACTTACCATTAGCAGGATCAACTTTTAAAAAAGTATACTACGATGTACCAATGGGTAGAGCAGTATCAAAGTTTGTACCTGCAGATGAATTAATTGTCCCGTATACGGCTACCTCATTAGACGATGCGGAGGCAGTTATTCATAGAATAAAAATTTCTGAAAATGAATTAAGAAAACAACAAGTATCAGGATTCTATAGAGATGTAGAGTTAGGACCTCCAGGTACAGATTCAAATAATGAATTAGAAAAAAAAGAACGTGAACTAGAAGGTACAAAGAAAACAGGAAAGAACGAACCTGTTTATACTTTAATAGAGTGTCATGTTAATTTAGACTTAGAAGGTTTTGAAGAAGTTGGTGAAAATGGTGAACCAACTGGAATAAAATTGCCCTACATAGTAACTGTAGAAGAAGGCAATAGATCAGTTCTTTCTATTAGAAGGAACTATGCGCCCGATGATCTAAAGAAAAATAAGATCCAATATTTCGTCCATTTTAAATTTCTGCCAGGACTTGGATTTTATGGCTTTGGACTCATTCATATGATTGGCGGATTGAGTCGTACGGCAACGGCGGCTCTCCGTCAATTATTAGACGCAGGAACTTTATCAAACTTACCTGCAGGATTTAAACAAAGAGGTGTAAGAGTTAGAGATGAAGCATCACCAATACAACCAGGTGAATTTAAAGATGTTGATGCACCAGGTGGAAATTTAAGAGATGCTTTCTTTCCATTACCATACAAAGAACCATCTCAAACATTATTAAATCTTTTAGGAATAGTTGTTCAAGCTGGTCAAAGATTCGCGAGCATTGCTGACATGAATGTTGGTGATGGTAATCAAGCAGCAGCTGTTGGAACAACTGTAGCTCTTTTAGAACGTGGTTCAAGAGTTATGTCTGCAATTCACAAAAGATGTTATGCAGCAATGAAATCAGAATTTAAATTACTTGGTAAAATTGTTTCACAATATTTACCACCAGAATATCCTTACGATGTTGTAGGTGGTGCAAGAAATGTAAAACAAGCTGACTTTGATGATAGAGTCGATGTTGTACCTGTAGCAGATCCTAATATTTTTTCAATGAGTCAGAGAATTACTTTGGCACAAACGCAATTACAAATTGCAACAAGTAATCCACAACTTCATAACATGTATCAAATCTATAGAAACATGTATAATGCAATTGGAGTAAAAGATGTTGATGCAGTTTTACCTCCACCAGCACCAAATGCACCGATGGATCCAAGTTTAGAACACATCAATGCTTTGGGTGGTAAACCTTTTCAAGCTTTTCCTGGTCAAGATCACCAAGCACACATCACAGCGCACTTAAATTTTATGTCAACTAACATTGTAAGAAATAATCCGTCTGTAATGGCTGCAATACAAAAAAATATACTTGAACACATTAGTCTAATGGCTCAAGAACAAGTCCAATTAGAGTTTAGAGAGCAATTAGCACAAATGATGCAGCTACAACAGATGGCAGCAACTAATCCGCAAGTTCAACAGCAGCTTCAAGCACTAACAAATCAAGTTGAAGCAAGAAAATCTATCTTGATTGCTGAAATGACAGAAGAATTTATGAAGGAAGAGAAGCAAATTACATCACAATTTGATTCTGATCCGCTTTTAAAACTAAAATCACGTGAAGTTGACCTTAGAGCAATGGAAAATGAACGTAAAAAAGAAGCGGACGAGACAAAAGCAAACTTTGATAGAGCAAAATTAATGCAAGCAAGAGATTTAGCTGAAGATAAGATGGATCAAAACGAAGATTTAGCTAAATTACGTGCTGGTGTTAGTCTTGCAAAGCAAGGAGTACAACAAATGTCTATTATTGACGAAAAATAATAGTATGTTAAGTTAACAAAGGTAAAAACTATGATAAATTATAAAAAATCAAAATTAGTTAACATTCCAGAGCAAAATGTAGAGGTAGATCCAAGATCTAAGACTACTGCTGATGGTGCTTTCAATTATATTCCTACAGGAGACAAGGAAAAAGTTAGAGGTACTAAAAGAATGTTATCTGAAAAGAAAAAAGAAGCTACTTGGTACTAAGTTATGTGGTTAAGTGCAATTAAACTAGCAGTTAACGCTGGTAGTCACATCTATAAGAAAAAACAAGAAACTAAAATGATGATGGCTAACGCACAGGCTAAACACGCCGAAAAAATGGCTTCAGGAGAATTAGAATACTCGGGCAAACTTTTAGAAGCTCGTCAATCAGACTGGAAAGACGAGGCCGTTCTCGTAATTCTCACGCTGCCCATTTTGGTGATCGCTTGGGGTGTATTTTCAGACGATCCAAACGCATCTGCAAAAATAAAAGAGTTCTTCGAGCAATTTCAGCAGCTCCCGTCATGGTTCACTAACCTTTGGATCCTTGTCGTGGCGAGTATTTATGGTATAAAGGGTACACAAATTTTTAAAGGAGGAAAAAAATAATGGGAGTATATTCTTTTGTAAAAGCATCTAAAACACCTATAGGTAAAAAAGTTGTAGAGACTGTAAAAAATATTTTTACAAAAAAAAGTAAAGTTTCACCAACTATTAAATCTGTAACACCTACAACTAACATTACAGGCAGTGTTAAAAAAACTAAAATTGATGCATCATTAAAAAATTTTAGAAATGTTCAAAAATTTAGAGATCAAAAAGAACAAGGCAAAACAATGATGAAAGAAGCTCAAAAAGAATTAAAAAGAGCTGTTGAAACAAGAAGAGCAACACAAATAGATAAAAGTATTTATCATAGAAATGTTCCTGCTGAGCCCGTTGATTTAAAATATGAAAAATCTGCAAAAGCTTTTAAAGGAAAAAAAGGAAAAGAATTAGATAAAAAAGCTAAAGGTGGAAGAGTTGGTTTAAAATTTGGTGGTGGAGCCAATATGGGTAAGAAAAAATCAAACGTTCAAAAAATAAAAGAAGCGTTTGGACCTAAAAATGTTCCAAGTAAATTTAAAGGTTTTTCAAAACTACCAGAAAAAGTTCAAAAAAAAATAAATTCTAAATTAGCAAAGAAGGTTTAACATGGCAAAACTTTGTCCAAAAGGTAAAGCTGCAGCAAAAAGAAAATTTAAAGTGTACCCGTCAGCATATGCTAACATGTACGCATCAGCAGTATGTTCAGGTAAAGTCACACCAGGTGGCAAGAAAAAAAGAAAAAAAGCTATGGGTGGTGGAGTTATGGACATGACTAGAATGAGATACCTAAAAGGAGGACAAGTATAATGGCTGATAAAAAACCAGTATTACAAATAGATAAATACCAAGAACCAAATTCTGAAAGATCACAAAAAGCAATTGATAATTATGTTAAAGGAATGCGTGAAAAAAAAATTGGAAAAGCTATTTCTCCTAGAAACGTAAGAAAAATTAAATTAGCAAAAGGTGGAAGAGCTGGTTTTAAAATGGGTAGCAAATGTAAAATTGCTACAAAAGGCAAAGGAAGAGCTTACGGAAAGAATTCGTAATGCGCACACACTTTTCTAAAGGAGGACTACGAGAATGGGTAGCACAGAAATGGGTAGACATTGGAGCACCGAAGA